TAACTCTATTAATATCTGTTACATATGATGTTGTTACTATTTTTAAATCTGAGTTTATATTAGTAGGATCAGAATATCCAAATGGTCCATAAATTGGATTACCATCATATGCCCAACCTACGATAGGTGAATGACCTATTATTTGATTAAATTCACCATTTGAATTTATTGTAAATGTATTTTCAAAGTTATTTGCAATATCTTGAGAATAACCTAATATACTAAACCTTAAAGTATCTTCTTTTGTAGATAAGAATGAATCACCAAATCTCTTCGTATTATTTAAAGTTAAACTTCTGACTCTAGCAGCATATTTACCACCAGTGCCTCTTGAGAATGATCTAACTTCTGTTGATATACTACTATATCCAATACCTGGATTGGTGACAATAGCATCTATAACTTGACCATTTTGTACAACTGGACGAACAATAGCACCAGCTCCAACACCTGTTGATATAACTTTAATCTCTGGACTAGAGTTATACTCTCTACCTCTGTTTACAACTGCTACATCATTGATTCTACCATTTACAATAATAGGTTTGAATTCAGCAAATTTTCCATTTTGAATCTCAACTTTAGGTACAACTTCTTTATCAAGAGTAGTAGAACCATAGTTTGTACCCTCCTCATAAAGATAACCACCAATTAATTCACCTGTAACCACAGGTGTTGCTACAATATCACCTGTTATTGTTGAACCATAAGATACATCAATATTAACTTTTATTTGAGGGAAATTAAATATCTGAAATCCTTCGCCTGAAGATACAAAATTAACATATTTACCTCTATTAAAATCAACAATTGAAGTTCCACCAATTCCAGCATCTGCTAATTGGAATGTATCATTTGTTAATTTATGAATATAATATGAGGATGTTGTACTTAATCCTTGTATTGGTGTAGTTTCTGCAGAATATTCTACAATTTCACCACTATTGAATCCGTGATTTTTAAAAGTTACAACATTTAATGATGTTGATATACCTATGGGTTTTACTCTTAATTTACGATGTGTATATCCAGATCCCTCTTCTAATACCTTAATAGCAACCAAAGTATTTTTACTTTCAGTTGAAAACTTATGAATACCACTTGCAGCGGTATCTGTAGATAAACCAATAGTGTTTATACCAGCAGTTCCAAATAATGCATCTGTTGGTGTATTGAATAATCTTACTGTAGAAGGATTTACTGATCTTACATAGTATGGAGCACCGTCTGATAATGTACCGTCTATTTGATTCAATAAATCATATGCAGTTCCAATACCTATTGGATTATTTCCGTTTGATCCATAATAAATTAATTGTCCATCAACTAAACTATGATTTGTTTTAAAAGTCACAGTTTCATTTACAATATCAACACCACCATTAAAAAATACATCTCTACTATCAAATAATAATTCTCTGTTTCGAGTTCCCAATATTGGTTGTAATACACACCCACTTCCATTACCACCTGTTAATGAAATACTTGTTACTTGATCAATATCAAAATCTTGAGGATCTACAAATACTTCTTTAACTGTTCCCTGTAATATTGGTTCAACAGCAGCACCAATTCCTGTACTTGTTTCAATACCAACAATTGGAGGATTTAGTACATCATATCCACTTCCAGCATTTAATAAGTCAATTGATTCTAAAGGTCCATAATATATCTGATTATCAGAAATAGGTGAACGAATTTGAACACCATTTATCAATATACCAATATCATTTGTTGGTATATCTTGGTTTGAACTAACAAATAAGTTTTGAGATAATGGAATTTTTCTTAATATCTTATCTGCATCTAACGTTCTACTTTTATGCTTTTCCAATACAAATCTATGAATATCTGTAGTGGATGTGGTTGGTCCAACTTGAACTGTACTTGCAGAACCAATCTGTGCTGCAGAATTAAATATTCTAATCTTTGTAATATCTTGACTAGGATCATCTGGTATAACAGGATCAACAAAGTATGTTCTACCAGTATCTAATCCAACTAATCCATCACCTTCAGGTAAATAAGTAACAGGATCACCTTGAATAAATTTAACATTTCTACCTAAATTAAAATTTATAAAACTATATCTATCATTTAAAGGATTAAATGCATCCAATCCAGCAGCAGTTCCTCCTGTAAGAGTTTCCTCAATTATGTTGGTAGTAATATCATAACTTGGTAAAGAGTTTGATGCAACATATCCATCAGTATTTCCATCAGTGTAAACACTTAAAGTATCTGCAATAATGCTATCATTTCCTTGAGCAATATCAACACCTGAACTTGTTGCTTTTTCAATTTTTCTACGAATATCATACAATTGATTTGGATCTTGAGTAAATCCAGCAATATTTGATACTGTTATCTGATTTAATCCAGTATTAATACTCGCAACAGTACCACTACCAGCAATAACTTGTTCGTTTCTTTTTAGTATGTCAAATCTATCACCAACTTTAAGAGATGATTTGTCAATAGGAGTTCTTAAAGTAAAAGTTGAACCACCAATTGGAATTTCAACTTGAAATCTTGAACTTGTATTATAGATCCACGAATTGGCAAATATTTGTTTGTAATTTTTACTATCGTTTTCAATTTTTTCACCAATATTCTTTACAAAGAAATTTTCACCCTCATTAATTAAAGTTATATCAGTAATTGGAATCAACTCAGATAATACACCAGTAATTCTTAAATCGACTCTTTTTGTTAAATCCCCATTTTCGTATCCAAAAATTGTTTCATTTGCTCTAATATTATCTGCAGAGTTTATATCAACTCCCACTCCACTACATCCAAAGAACTGATTTATAGATTTTGAAGTATAATTTATTTCAGAATTTGCACCACTAATTACAGTTCCAGTAGTACCAAATCCTACAGTTGAATCTACATCGATAATTGAAGATCCAGCAGATACGCTACTAAGAACTTTTGTATTACCTGGTACTGTAAATACACCTTCAATTAGGTCACGATCACTAAATCCAACAAACAATGCAATTTTATAATAATCTCTACCTTCTCTCTTAAGTATTTCAACTTCTGATACCGATGCATTTGTAGATGTATCAGTTGATTTAAATATTGTTTGACCTGTTAAGTTTTGAGGTTCACCAGTTCCAATAACATCAGCAACTACAACTTCACGACGTATAAATTCAGCATCCGATGGTTTAATTAAATTACCTTCTAAATCTAATACTCTCGATTCTACTCCATATAATACTTTAAATAAAATTCTTACTGATTCCTCTACACCTTTTGATTGATAAAATGAACGAGCGAACTTTACAAAATTACCAGCATCTAAATTTGATGCAAAATCATTATTCTCTAAACCTGGTAAAAATGTTTTCTTTAATTTTTTAAAAAATTCTTGTATGAATAATACTGATAAGTTTGTTAATTCTGTCCCAGATGTATGGGGCACTGCTGTTGTTTCACTAAACTTTAAACTTTCACGATTTATTTCAAGTAATGATGAAGAAACACCAACGTTGAATCCAGTAATACCACTGAATCCACGAATACATCCAGTAAATGTTGTTGAAGTTATTCCAGTATAAGATATTATTTCATCATCTATCTTAAGTAAACCATACTCAGAGGGAAATCCTTTTGTACTAGGTACAGTTATAGTAGTGTCAGTGGTTGATATTCCTGCAGAAATTGTTGTGACACCTACAACAACTTCAGGAACTAAATTATCTACCTTTAAATATTGATCAAAATTAGATATTAAATCAGATGGTCCACCTTGAAACTCTTGTGAAATATAATATTGTTTTAAAAATTCAGTGGCATTAGGAAAATCAGATACCACAAACTCAGGCAACTGTTTTTCAATAATAGTATTGACTTGTATTCTTTTGTCAATATTTGACATAAATTATTTCCTCTCTAAATCTCCATTAGAGTAACTTGATGTATAGTAATCTCTGGTGAATACAACTCCTGAAACATCTTCACCTGAAGCGATTACGTCCTTAATAGTATTTATTGTACTCTTTGATACATCAAAACTAAGATATAAATCTTTTAATCCTACAACATCATTTGATTCTGGAAATGCCTGAACTTCAATAATATTATTGTCATTAACTGTTGATGTAATATTAATTGTGTTTAATATTACCTCACCCTTCTTATAGTCAACAACACCTGCATCCTTAACAATAACTCTTTGTTCTCCTTTATTATTTTTAGTAACAACACTAAGTGTTCCCATATTACTACCATCTAACCCACCACTAGCATTTTTATTTGGAATATCAGTAATATATGCAACATCATTAAAACCACTGATTGTAAATCCAGTAGTTTTTATATTATATCCTGCAGGATTAATATTAAATTTATTACCATAACAAAGTTCATATTGTGCAAATTGATTTAATAATGCTTTTAAATCCCTTCTAATAATGACTTTTGTAATATTAGATGTTATACCGTTATCAATACGATCAATAAGTGTAACTGCTTTACTATATTTAAATCTACCACCAAATTTATTAAGTTCTACATTATCAGCATATTCATTAAGTCCAGATATTACTTCAGATCTTAGACTAGCAGCAGAAGCAATCTGTGAGGGATTGTAGTAAATGGTTGAGTCAATTTCCACATATAGTAGTTTTAAGTCAACTATTTCTGAATTAATACCAGCAATAGCGTAACTCTTAAGTTTATTTTTGATTTGAGATTTATCAAAATCAGATACAAAAGTACCATTCTTAGGTTTAATACTAATCTGAACTTTACCAAACTGTGGTGGATCTAATTCTTCACCACCTACTACAGCAACTGACTCAGTTTGGGGGAAGATTGTACCAATTATAGCTTCATAATCTCTAGGTGTAACTGCTCTATATTGTGCTGAGTAAAGTCTTGGAGCAAAATACTTAATAGACGACACATCTTCAACTTCAGAACCATTAGAAGCGTTTGTAACTGTAGTTACTGATATACTATCAGAGGGTGTAAAGAGTGTATCATCACTTTTTGTGAATGATCCTTGGAAACTAAAATTGGATGCACCATTTCCAGTTTGACCTTCGGTTACAATATATTTTACTGTAATTATAGAAGCATTTTCTAGTTTACGTCCGAATAATCCGTCACCGAATAATATTTCATATTTTTCATCTTGAACTTCTTGTGATAGAAATATTTCTGAGTTTTTATCAATATTTAAAATATTATCTACCATACTATATTTTCTACCAATAGTTGTATCTGCTGGTCCCGATACAAATACTCTAATAGTTGAACTGTCTATGTTAGGACTATCAATAATATATCTTTGATCTACAGAGGTATCAACTCTATAAACTCTTTGTAAGTACGTACCTTCATGAATAGTAATAGGTTCATCAAACTGAGCAAATGATGTGCCACCTATATCTTTAATTCTTGTTGAAATAATATCATCTGGAATTGAAAAACGATATGTTGTGTTCTCTGCACTACCTACACAAACTAAACCAGAACGTAACTTTAAATACTTTGTAGTGCTATCATTTGTTGTTCCAACGTTTATATCATTTAAACGAATTGTCGCTGTTGCAGCGGTTTTTGAACGAGGTACGTAACCAATATTTCTTGCAAGTGATATTACATTTTCACGAACAGTAGCAGAATCTAAAAATGATTCATTTGCAACTAAATTGGCATTAAATGAATTAATATAGGTATTATATGCTAAAGTATCAATTAAAACAGAGAAATTAGAACCTTCAAAGTCAAAATCTGCAAAATTTGAGTTTGAACGAAGAAAATCTTTAATTTGTGCTTTGATATCATCAAAGTCTAAACTTGTAAACTGTGTAAAGGGCATATTATCTCGTTGGTTCTAGTAAAAAGGAAAATGCTTGTGTTGGAACATCCAATCCTTTTATATCAAAAAGCACTTTTATTTCAAAATTATTATCATCGGGAAAAGATGTTACTTCTATACCGATATTATTTACTCTTGGTTCATAATTTCGTACTGTATCACGAATTTGGTCTTCAATTACATTTACTGTGGTACGTGAAAAGTTCTCAAATAGAGAATCTCGTATGTTTGTACCAAGAAGTGGATTAAAAAACCTCTCAGTAGGTATTGTTTCGACTAAATTCCTCACTGATCTAACGATTGCTCGTTCATTTATAAGCACAGGAAGGTCTTTCGTCACTGGATGTGGTGAAAATGATAGACTTATATCTTTAAATGCTCTAGATTTACGAGTAATCGACATTATTAATGCTTTTAGTTTTATTTATACCCTATCTTGCATAATCATTCATAACGTAATCATCAGTATCAAAGTAATTGAGTATCCACCACGCTACACTACGTGGATTTTTGCTTCCACAAGTGAAAATATCGATTGCTACACACCCTTT